TTAGGGGCGCACTCATAACTACAGCTCGCAAAGGAACAAAACGATGAGATTTCGACTACTCGATGTTCGCCAGTCTTTCATGTGCTATTGGACCGCCGAACCCTTCCCCGATAGCTTGGACAAAACCCCCTACTACAGCGGAACCTATCTGCTCACCCCGGATTCGCTGCTTCAGTATCAGGACGACAAGGGCAAGCCGGTTGGTAAGAAGGTGCCGGCCAAGGATGAGTTGGAGGCGATCTGCGTCAAGCTCACCAATGAGAAATGGCAGAAGAAAGGTCCGGCGATTTTGAAAGCCATCAAGATGACCGGGAAGATCTTCTTCCGGGACGGCGATACCAAGCCGGACTACGATGGCTTTCCCGGAACCTACTTCATTTCCGCCCGCTCGAAGGTGCGCCCCAGCTACTTCGATCAGCAAAAGCAGGAGCTGACGGAGGAGCAAGGCTTGCTCTATAGCGGCTGCTACGTGAATGTGAACCTGGAGGCGTACCCCTACACCAAGGGCAACAACGGCCTAGGGGCGCGTGTACGCGGCGTTCAGTTGCTGCGTAAGGGCGAAGCCTTCGGTGGTGGCGGGCCGCCGGCCTCCGACGATGAGTTCGATGAGATTGACACTCCGGAAGATGAAGAGGAGACCGCTGACGATTTGATGAGTTAACCGAGTCCCGCCCGCGCACCGAACCAAGTGGTAGCCTCTGTACAGGCCGGTGCGCGGGAAATGGGCTAGGGGGAGCGAACATGAACGATTTAATTTTACAAAGCAAAATTTCCAGTCTTGAGGAGGCGATCAAGAAAGCAACGGAAGCCGCGAGCAAGCTGTTGCGCTGCGCCGAGTCAATCTCCAATCCGCAGTATGTCGTCACCATGGAAGGCCAGCAGCTCGAAATCCTGGCTGCCGCTCATACCGCTGGCGTCATCACCTTACGCGTCAAATCGCCATTTGCAACTACCGCATATGAGGCTAATCAGAAGGCTCTGGCGGAGCAAGTACGACGCTTTCGGGAAGAGGGGAAAGCACTAACCGCAGAACAGGCGCGGAGGCTTGGCTTCGATGTTTAGCAACAACATCGATGAGAATTGCGAAACGATCAAAGAGCTGCTCCGTGGCTTGCCGCCCTCAGCGCGCGGCCGGGCGAAGAAGGCAGCCGCGACGATTGAAAAGGTCTTCGTCGGGCTCCAGCGCAACAACCCCAAAGACGGTGCAACCGCCTTGGGCGCGGCATTTGCGATCTACATGATCGGCGCGCGAATCGTGGAGCAAGCCAAGGAAGGCGGCAAAGAGCACGAAAACTTGATTCAACTTTTATCCTAGGAGATTGCTGATGACCCTCATGCTCGTATCTTCCCCCTGCGATGTCGCCAGCGCGATCGCTGCGCTTCAAGCGCTAGGCTATACCGTCACCTCTGGCAGCACCATTACGACCGGTACGCCGACTCCGCCAATTGTTACTCCGCCCAATCCCGCGTTGCCAGTAACCGGCCCCGGCGTGATCTATGCCGATGGCAAAATGCTCTGGCCCGGCGATTGGTCGGGAACTGGCATGACCATCAACTATGCGGATACGACGCAAGTGCCGGGCAAGACAGTCGCCTCCATGAAGCCCAACACCCCATGGGCGTATTGGCTTCCCTACATCCTGCACATGGCAACCGCACCGTTCAAAAACTTGGTTATCAAGTTAAAACCGGCGATGAGCGGGCAGAGATTCAGCGTCGCGATCTACACCTCAACAGGATCAACTACGGACATTGTGGTGGGCGGCATCAACCCGATCCCTACCAGCATGGAGAGTGCGCCGGATGCAGACGGTGTGGTGACTTTCACGATCCCCCTGACGGCACTCAATGCCGCCAATATCGACTGCTACAAGATCATGGTCCAGGACCAATCAGGGCTTACGGGCGACATTTGGAGCGTAGAGTACGCAGCATTCGTATGATAGCGCGCTTCGCCATGGTGGGTATTTGCATTCTGTATCTGCTGATGTTTGTCTTCACCATGGGTTTGATTGTAGCGATTGAGACGGTCACTAAGAAAAAGACGCGGTAGATAACGGCATGCGGCTCTGGCTGGACAGTGAAACGCGGAGCCGCGTGCCCATTCGACAGGGTAACGTCAAGTACGCAACCCAAGTCGAAATGACGATGATCCAATACGCGATCGATGACGGCCCTATCGTCATCATCGATATGCTGTCCAAGAAGGCGGCATGGGTCCGCGAGCAAAGACTTAAGCTCCTCAAAACGGCAATTCTGCGAGCCCAAGAAGTCTGGGCGCATCAAGCCGAATTTGACCGCACGGTACTCGACGCCACTAAGACGCTAGAAATCCCCGAAGCTAAATGGCGCTGCACAGCGGCGCTCAGTCGAATGCATGGTCTTCCTGGAGGTTTGGACAAGCTCTGTACCATCTTCAAGGTGCCGGAGCGCTTTGCCAAACTCAAGGGCAAGGATATCGGCGAAGTCTTCTGGAAGCCTAATAAAAAGGGCGCGTACAACACCCCTGAGACGCACCCCAAAGAATGGGCACAGTTCCTTCGCTATGGCGGCCGGGACGTGGAAGCCATGCGCTACGTTTGGCGCAAGATTCCGAAATGGAACGCTACCCCCCGCATGTGGGCGATATGGGCACTCGATTACCGGATGAATCACCGTGGCGTCGCCATGGATCTGAAGCTGGCAGCATCTGCTGTCGATGCTACGACGCGCGCCAAAAGCCGTCTAGCAGCACGCACAGCCAAGCTCTCCAGGATTCAGGCGAGCGGCCTGGAGGGCGATGACAGCGCCGTGGAAGCGACTACACAGCGCGATCGACTCTTGGCTTATATGGCGGATTTCGGCGTTGAGCTGCCGGACTTAACCGCTGACACTGTAGAACGGAGGCTAGAAGATGAATCATTGCCCGAACACATTAAGGAACTCTTACGAATCCGCCAGAAGGCTAGCAAGGCAAGTACCGCCAAGTATCAGCGTGTGCTTAATCAAAATGTTAGAGGGCGTCTTTTTAATCTGTTGGTGTTTTGCGGTGCTATGCGTACTGGCCGTTGGGCTGGTCGCACGTTGCAACCCCAGAACCTTCCACGACCGAAACATACCCCGGAGGAAATAGCACTCGCTATTCGCTTCTTCCATTGCGACAGCATTGAGCTGCTGGACCCCGATGACATCATGGGGCTGGCGTCAAGCTGCTTGCGGGGGCTGATTGTAGCGGGCGAAGGCCGGCGGCTGGTGACGGCGGACTTGGCCAATATCGAAGGCCGATATATGGCCTGGATCGCCGGAGAAGAGTGGAAGATTGCTGCTTATGCGGCGTATGATCGTAAAGAGGGTCCGGATCTTTACAAGGTAGCATATGCACGCCCATTCGGCATCGACCCCAACGACATCGCGGACGAAGGCGATTACCGCCGGCAAGTCGGCAAAGTCATGGAGCTTGCCCTCCAGTACTATGGCGGTGTGGGCGCCTTCTGCGCGATGGCAGAGACATATGGCTTGCGTCTCGAAAAACTTGCCGATTCGGCCTGGAACACCATACCGCTTGACGTTAAGCGTGAGGCGCAGCGGCTATGGCTCAAGGCTATCAAGCGGCATCGCACCTATGGATTGGAAGAGCGGGTATGGGTGGTATGCCAGTCCCTTGTACTCATGTGGAGAGCCGCGCATCCGATGATCGTGGCATTCTGGGAGGCTTTGGACAATGCAATCAAAAACGCCATTCGATCCCCCGGCAAACAGTTTAGAGCCGGGGAACGAATTACCGTTGATCGAGTTGGAAATTGGTTACGTATCAAGCTGCCAAGCGGCCGATATCTTAACTACCCTGCTCCGCGCGTGCGAACAGATGGCTGGTTTACCACAAGATCCTTTATCGGAGTAAACCCCTACACCAAACAGTGGGGCCGAATCTCCACCTACTCCGGCAAAGACGCGGAGAACGTCTGCCAAGGCGGTTGCGCGGATATTATGATGGATGGCTTGCTTGCGGCTGATAGCGCGGGCTACAATCCGGTCTTGAGCGTACACGATGAAGCGATTACGGAACCCCCTGACGAAGATCGATATAACGACAAGCACTTGAGCCGCTTACTGGTAGAGTCAAGCCTTTGGGCAGAGGGCATGCCAATGGCCGCCAAAGGCAGCACCAGCTACAGGTATAAGCATAAATGAGCGCATTTAGTGAAGCGGTTAGCAAGCTATTTCCTCCCCCTTCTGTGCGTGAGGTTTACGGTATGAGCAAGCCGGAGGCTAAAGTAGAGGATCATTTGGTGCTGGGCGTCGCTGCGCGCGGCGGATGGGCCGCCAAGATGGTCGACAACGGACGGCGTGGGGCTCCCGACCGTGAATGTCGTTTTCCTGGAGCACTGATTATCTACGTCGAAACGAAAGCTGGTAAAGGCGTTCTAAAACCCTGGCAAAGAGAGTATCATGTGCTACTCGAATCGTTAGGTTTTAGGGTGTTGGTACTCTGGACCATTGAACAGGTAGACGAATTTTTCCAATATTACGATAGAGGGTTTTACTCTACTTCGGGAAAAGACTGAAATTATGCGCGAATACGGGAAAAACCCGAACCATTCCAGGGTCAAGTTTTTCGAGTTCAAGGGTGAGCGTCGAACGATTCACGATTGGTCGCGGCGGCTCGGGCTGACCTACCAGTGCGTGCAATCGCGGCTCAAACAGGGAACGCCGCTCGATGCGCCGAAGTCACGAGCTGGGCGTCCGAATGGAAAAGGCTGAGATGATCGACAAATTGAAAGGGTGGCCGAAACTGAAATCGTGTCCGTTTTGTGGCGCTATTGCAGAATTGCGCATAGGGAAAACAGTTTTAGTTTCCTGCACTCGCTGCACTGCCACGACATTTCAGAAACTGCGCGACGAAAACAGCGCCGTTCGCAATTGGAATCGACGCACACAGTCTGCAAAGGATTCGAAGTGACCAGACCTAGCACCAAGCACGATGCCGAAGTTTTCGCACAAGGGTTCACCAAGGGGCGTGCATCAAGGATAGCGCATTTAGAGCGGGGCGCTGCCAAGCGAGGGAACAAGGTCATGGAACGCAAAACTTCCCGCCAAGCATTTGAGGCATACGTTGAATCGATGGGGCTTGAGATACCCGGCAAAACCAAGTCGGGTGATTACGCCGAGCAAGATATCGATTCGTGGTGGTATGTCTGGCAATGCGCAGCACGATGGGTAAAACGCTCCACTGCGCAAAACGAGGTATCCAAGTGAAACTCACCCTCGCCGAGTCCCACTCGCTCACCGAAATGCTCAAGGAGAATACGCGCCTCGCCGCCGAGCTAGCCGAATCGAAGCGCTACGAGGATCAGAACCATCAGCGCATCCGTGAATTAGAATCGGCGATTCGATGGGCGCTGGGCGAGGAAGGCGAATTCCCCGATGAGCCAGAGCCGCAAGGGAAGTACCGTCGCAAATATTACTGGCGCACTGAATTACGCAAGCGCGCGAGACTCACTTCGGAAACGGAAGGCAAGTTTTGCACCTTTTGCAATACCGTGCACAGCCTTAAAGGTCCGTGCCCACCATCGAAAATCAAAGGAGATGAGACGTGAGCGCAACAGCCGAATTCGTCTGCAAGTGCGTCGTCTGCGGTCACGTGCAGACGTTCACGGAACACCAAATCGATCCAGTGCTCGGGCCGACTTGCCCGAAATGCTATGGGCCGATGACTGCAGGAAGAGTCACGGTCAAACACCCTTCTGACCGGGGAGAGAAGCCATGAATTGGTTCCGCGTTGAAGTAAGCGACCAGGACGGGAAGGTTGTCGCCATTGAACCCGAAATGCTGGCCGGACGACATATTGGGGCGGACGAAGAGGAAACGATCCGAACGGCTATACGGCACTTGCAGGGATTCATCGGCCATGCCATCGATGAGTCGAACGACGTTGCTGCCGATGGTGAGCTGCGGCTAAAACCATGCCCGTTCTGCGACAGTGAGGCGAAGATTGAGAACGCGGCCGAAGTGGGTCCGAACTCCTACGTCGTGGTGTGCCAGAACCCTGAGTGCATGTCATCGTCGCAAGTGCGTGTGGCTGAGAAGGACGATGTAACACGCATACTGATTGAAGTTTGGAATCTGCGTACCGATCAGATCAATGCGAGTTACGCGGAGAGTGACGGGGTAAAGCATGAGTGACAAACCGCGATTAGTCGAAGTGACGGACGCTGTAGAATACGAAGCGATCATGCGTCGTGCTGGACATCTCGATGTGCCATCGATTACTGAGTCCAGCGATGGGCGCATCTGGGCTGACGCTGACGAGCTTAGAGCGTGGCGCGAGGGCTATACAACTACTTCAGGCGAGAAGCTATGAGTATCGAAATCGTCATTTGGAGTTGCTCTAAGTGCGGCACGATTCAATCCTTTCCGCACAATGAGCAACCGCTGGCGTTCTTCAAGTGCTTGGAGCCCACGCCTAATAGAACCATCTGCGGCGGTACTATTAAGCCCGACTCAGCGCGTGAAACAGAGGCGAAGTGATGGACCTACCTGACCAATTGCTGGACGTTCACGCGATCTGCGATCAGCGCGATCAACTGCGCAAGCGGCTCCAATGGGCGGAAGAGTTGATTCGTGATGCGCCGATTCACCATTTTGGCAAAGATTATCGTCGGTGGGTGACTGAGCGCGATAGGTTCTTCGTGCAGCCGACACAGAGGCTAAACCATGAACCCTGATTTGCCATACATGATGCGCGAGCTTGCCGACCAGTGGCAGCAATGGACTAGCGGCGGGGACCACAAGTGCAATCGCAACACGAAAACCTGCGTAGATTGCCGCGCCAGAGCCACGATCAATGTTTTGCGAGATGCTGCATCAGCGCTCGACACAGAGGCGAAGCCGTGAGGTATCGCAAGAAGCCAATCGTAATTGACGCCATTCGTTGGGAGGGCGGCGACTACGAATGCCTCAACGATTTCTGCGGGCACAATTGGGGCCGGGCTGACGCCAAGGATGTAGAAGGACCAAACGACAAGGAGGGGGTTGTCGTGTGGAACATCAAGGAAAAGCAATGGCTAAACTTGCCGCTAGGACACTGGCTGATTCGCGGCATCGGCGGCGAACTGTATCCATGCGCGCCCGATATTTTCGACGCCACCTACACTGTCGATGGAGAGGGGTAGCTATGAACTGGAATCATATTTGGGCAATGGCGTTCGTTAATTTCATTGTGGGTCTACCGTTCAACTGCCTGATTCTATACATCGGTTTCCGATGGGGTAAAGCATCGGCTCGCAGCGGAGAGGTGAAGTCGTGAGCGTTAGGGCAATGCGCGAGAATCTCGATGGAGCGAGAGACGCTCTTGAGCACTTACGCGAAGTGTTCTCCCAGCAGTATTGGTACGCGCACCCTGAGATGGAGGGTGCCGATGTTGTCTGTCATCTGTGCGGATTCGTCGGTCGCAAGCATATCGGAACGCCAAACGGCTATCTGTGCCCCGTACAACCTGACAGCGGAGGCGATGAGCATGGGTGACCGCCGCTATCTGATCTTCCGTCATTGGCCCTGGTACACGGTTCACGCTGGCACTGGCACGCGCATCCTGTTCAAAAGCCTGCGTTGGAAACCGGCTGCACGGATCGCCGCCGAACTCGAAACAGCTTTCGCCGATGGGAAGTACGTCGAATACGTGCATGCGAATCCTGGGTCGCCTGACTTACCTTCTGATGCCGTAGAGAAGCAACCATGAGTAACCGTATTGTTGATCCGTTTAAGTTAGTCGAAGCTATCCGCCAAGGCAAATACCAAGATGAGCCCAAGGTCATAGCCTTCGCTCGCGAATGGTACAAATATTGGATGGGGGTTTATCCAAACTTAACGAAGTCCGATGCCGCAACGAAACATGAGTAAAGGCGACCGCTTCGCGCTCTGGGCGCTCTGCCTGATCGTATTCGTGCGGGTGTTCTGGCATGGCTGAGGGTCTAATCCTACGGCCCCCACAAGTGCCGATGATCCAGTTCATTCGCGATGTCAAACGTTGCGGGCTCTGGGCCGGTATGGGCATCGGTAAGACGATCGCCGTACTCTACGCGCTTGATATAATGCGGCTCTTGGGAGAAATCGATGATGCATATCCCACATTGGTCGCAGGTCCCGCGCGAGTTGCCAAAGACACCTGGAGCGATGAAGTTGCAAAGTGGGCGTATTTCTCCCACTTCACCGTCGTACCGCTCTGCGGCACGCCAGCGGAACGGCTCCAAAAGCTCAAACAAAAAGCACACATTTACACCATCAGCTATGAGCTATTACCGTGGTTGGTGGAATATTGGTTGGCCAAATGGCCCTACAGGGTGGTGATTGCCGATGAACTCGAAAGACTCAAAGGATTCCGAGAAAAAGCCCACGGAACCGACCTTCGCAGTGGAAAATCCGGAGCTAGTGGTAAACGAGCCCATGCTATCGGGAGAGTTGCGCATAATCTCACGGATCGATGGATTAATTTGGGCGGCACTCCGGCCCCCGCTGGCCTCAAGGATCTTTGGGGTAGCACCTGGTTCTTGGATCGGGGCGAAAGATTGGGACGAACTTTCACAGCGTTTAAAGACCGCTGGTTTCGACTCCGATGGAGCGGACAAGGCATTGAACCTTTGCCGTTTGCAGAGAGCGAAATCCACGCTGCGCTATCTGATATTTGCCTTACCGTTGATCCAAAAGACTACTTCAACCTCAAAGACCCCATTGTAAATCCGATCAAAGTAAAGTTGCCGCCGAAGGCGCGAGCGCTTTATGACAAACTAGAAAAAGAAATGTTTGTTAAGTTGGAGAGCGGCGCGCATATTGACGCTCTAACAGCCGCCGGCCTGACCAACAAGTGCCTTCAGCTGGCCAACGGTGCGATGTATACCCAACATCCGCAATGGGAGAAAGTGCATGATGCAAAGATCGAAGCGCTGGAATCGGTTGTATCAGAAGCGGGCGGAATGCCGCTCTTTGTCCAGACCTCTTTTGTATCCGACAAGAGCCGCATACTTAGCACTTTTAAAGGCTCTGTTGATTTGTCTAGACCGAAGGGTCTTGATGCTTTCAAGTACGGCGATAGCCCTATGGGCGTTGCACACCCTGATTCGATGGGCCATGGCATTGACGGCCTTCAATACGTAACTAATCAGCTCGTGCGTTTTGGTCATATCTGGAAGTACGGCCCGACAACACAGATGCTAGAACGCATCGGCCCCATGCGCCAGCTCCAGGCTAACCTTGATCGAAACGTCTGGGTGCACAACATTATAGCGGCTGATACCCTGGACGAAGGGGTATTAGAAGCACATGCCCATCATCACGGCGTACAGCAAGCGCTTTTGGACTACATGAATCGAAAGAGGAAAGGATGATTATAGTGCCGATCGTTTCTCTCGCGCCCAAAGATCTTAAACCTATCCCAAAGAAAACCGATGGTCGTGTGCGCAGCGGCCGAAAGCCGCTCAGTCATTGTAAACGTGGTCATGCACTAGCGGGGGCCAACCTCTACATATTAGGGGATGGCCATCGTCGTTGTGCAGCTTGCCGAAAAATTCATGAAGCCTCAAGATGGGACCGGCACCATAACAGGCGTATGCATAAAGCGGAGATACGGAATGGATTTTGAATGGCATTTTCGTCACCATCTCGGACGGCGCGTCGATAAATGGCGCCACTACTTCCCTATCTACGATCGGCACTTTGATCGCTTGCGCGGCAAATCCCCACGCGTACTGGAGATCGGCGTAGACCATGGCGGCAGCTTGCAGCTTTGGAAGCAATACTTCGGTGAAGGATCGCGTATTCTTGGCTTGGATATCGATCCCCAGTGCGCCATGTACGCGGAGGGGCAGATTGAAATCAGGATCGGCAATCAGTCAGACATCGCGTTGCTTAAGTCGCTGGGGGCCTTCGATGTCGTAATTGATGACGGCTCCCATCGGCTCCAGGATCAACTGGCGAGCTTCGAGACACTCTGGCCCGTTACGCGCAACACCTACCTGATTGAAGATTGCCACGAACGCATCCCGCTGCTGGAAGCGCCAGTCCAATACGTGTACCCTTGGGTTGTGGTTGCGGAGAGACCTCAGCGGCTGATCCGCGGGGCCGCCTCCCGCGAGCTGCGCACAGATGAAGTTCAAGCAGAGGTGTACCGATGTTTGTAGTTGGTTTTATCTGCGGTTTCGCCTTTGCTCTGTTTCTCGGTATGCTACTCGGCGGCAACCACATCTAGGGGAGCTTTCCATGCCTATAGAGTCAAGTGCGCAGAGGCGCGCGATGTACGCAGCAGCCGCCGGCAAGAGCACGCTAGGGATACCCAAGGAGGTCGGCAAGGAGTTTGTGGCAGCGGGTCCCGCCAGCGGGAAATTGCCGGAGCGCAAAAACCCCAAAAAGGATGCGCCGTTAGGCGATCAGTTTTGAGACGGTAACTCCGATCGTCGGCGGATACTTAGGGGCGCGTAGCTCTTCAATGATCCGCTCCAGGAGTTTGATTTCCTCCCGGAGCAGACGGACTATCTCCCGCTTGTATCCCTCACCCCAACCGGGGTTGTAGCCCCCTTCCACTTTACGCCTTGCGTACGCTAGCGGCGGCAGCCACTGCAGCGGCAACGGGCGTTACCGTGATCCCGGTGCTTGGGAAGAATGCCGGGGGCGTACCCGCTTCAGTGAACGCTTGCGCGATCGGCGTGCCAAGAGTTGCGCCGTTGACATCCAAGTCTGTGGCAGTGACGGAGCCCACGCCCGCGGCGACACTGGTGGAGAACGCCCAAGGGGTTGGGGTTTCCTTGCCAGTCAGGAGAACGGCCGGCTGAGCGACTCCCGAAGAGTCAGTGACCACCACGCTGGTGGAAGCAAAGGCCGCACCGTTGGGGGTAGGGATCGAGGCGCCTTTGGCAATGACGACGATGACAGGGATGAGGGTAGCGGACATGGCAACTCCTAAAATTGAATGGTTTCGATCAGCCGGAATGATACTCCATTATTATGACAAATATGTACGGTACCGCACTTAGGAAAGAAAAAGAGTCTGCTCTGCTTCCCGTCGCCGGAGGAGCCCGGCATTCGGTACCCCGTTCACATGTGACCACTTGGGGAACTCTGCAGCGGCGCCCGCAAAGTTGCGCGCGTTGACGAGCCTGATTAGAGTTGAGTGCGCTTCGGCACCTACGCCGACATTGAAGGCAAAGCTCACTAAGGCGTCAAACTGATTCTGGCTGACGTTGGTGGTTAGCGAGCCATCGACTCCAGCGACCGCCACTTGTGTATCCAACTGGAACCACGCTTCTGCTTGCTCCGGGGTGCATGTGGTGCCTTCAACGACATCCGATCCGGTATGACCCCAACCACAAGTCCAGATGCCGCGTTGATCCTGGTACGCGGTCAGACGTAAAGATTCAAAGCTCTTGATGAGGTCTTCGCCATTCGAGCCTAAGGTGTTCATGGATGCCGCTCCCTTTCTCTATCGAACTCGGCTTTTTCGCCTTCGGCAAAACTGGCGGCCTTCACTACTCGAACTAACTCCTCCATCTTACCGTTGGTGGAGCGGTGAACTTCCGCGATTTTGCTGGAGTTGCGAATACCGATGACAACGCCCCCGATCGCTGTGACTAAGGTCGCCAGCGACGTAATGACCAACGCCACGTCTACGCCCTTCACCGTCGATCGCTCGCCCGCCGGTTACGGCCATCGCTCAGCGTTAAAAGAATATGATCCAGCCGCGCCGTATTGCCTTCATGCTGACGCCGCTGTTGTTCCATGAGGTCACGAATAGTCACTTTTAAATCGTCCACTTCGGACTTGTCTGCCTTTTGATCCACGGTATCCACTAATCGCTTGGTAAAGAAAGCCACGATGCCTCCGGCGACGGTTATTGCTGCCGTCCAAATCGTATGCACCACTTGAAAGCCACTCTGAGGGTCATCCATTAATTTACCTTGTTTGATATTCGCGTAACGTAGCGCTCACGTCGTCGGCTTTGACTGCAAGAAGGCCCAACAACGCTGAGATATCGGGGCCTGACCCTGGCCCATTGTTATTATCTCCCGAAGACAAGTTTGAAACATTTGCGGAGCCGGAGCCGGCACTTGCATTTCCGGACTGAGCGGCGCCGGTTTGGGGCACGACGCTACCGTGCGCGAGGGGGCTGAGGCACAGCCGTACAGGAGCAACGGGATGAGTATCACTATAGTTTTGATTATCCGCGCGTTCCTTGTCATACGCTTGCTCCGCCGTCATGGCTCTGGCTTGTAAATCCGCTGTCTCTTTTGCGGTCTTCGCCATGATTGTAGCAGACGCGATGTCATCCGCCCGCCGTTGATCGGCAATGCCCTCATCGATCAACTTATGGTGGTACCAGAGGCCACCTGCGAGAATTGCGACGATCAAGCCGCAGTAGAGCCAATCCTTGAGCGGAACCATTGCGAGTAGTGCTGGCATATTATGTTGCATCCGGAGTTTTGCTATCTTTCACAGCGATCCAATGATACGCGCCGGTTAAGGTCCCCGTCACGGCGGCCCAAGTGGCGAAGTTGACCGATTCGAAGTGAATGAAAATAAAGATCGTAGCGGATATTTGGATATTCGCCATGAGCCCAATCACGATCCAGTCGCGAATCTCCATCACACGTTGGCTGTAGTGAAGATAGCGTAGGCGGTCGTCACCACGCTGGCTCCTTGGGTTACCGATTGCGGCTGGAACGGCACCCGGCGGATCACCCGATCGTTGACGTTCAGGCGCTGATTGCTCAAGCCCGCAGAACCGGTACCGATCACCCCCGGAAAGCCGCCGATGGCAATAGAGCATGTGGTATCCGCAGACACCTCGATAAACTTGGTGCTCGGCGCAAAGGGTTGCGCTGCGCCGCTGGAGCCGGCGGAGACGATGACCGTATATTCAACCGTAGGCGGCAACGCCAAGATAGGCACCGAATCGCTTTGGTCCGTGTTGGCAAGGCCGGGGTATTCGGCCACGTAAATTTTACTCATGAGATTCCAATCTCCCCTTCCATTGAAATGACCGCTGCATTGGGGAGACTAGAAAGTCCAGTCAAGTAGTCCCCTGAATCGAATCGCGCTTGTCCGTAAACCTGAATATAGGACTGCGCCGGAATCGACAAGCTAGTGACGCCGGCCCACGCAGCATTCGCAGCGGTGGTGAGCGAAGTGCCTTTATAGAGGGTTACGTTAATGGCAGAGGTCGTCAGTATATTGCCGACTACCACATGTTTCATGATCGCGTAGGGCTGCGACGGCGCGAACCCGACTCCCTGCGGTGTCAGCGTCGTGATGCTGCAATTAAACAAGTTGCACGCGGTCGTCATCCCGGCGGTCGCGATGTACGCGGGTTGACTGTTAAAGATTTTGTTAGAAGCCATTGCAATCCTCCGAGAGTTGTGAGTCTATCATGCCTCTTGAGTGAACGTATCGCAGAAGATCTGCGAAGCTGCTGAGCCGCTGGCTGCGTACCCACCAAACCCGATATTATTCGGAGTCGTAGTAAAAAAGGTCGTTTGCGCATTTGCTTGAATCGGGAGAAACGAACCATCTAATCCGGTCAACGACACTCGATACGTCAGCGTACCGCCAGCTAGTTCTAACTCCAGCCATACGGGTGCAGACGAATACCCTACTCCCAGCGGAAATAATCCAGACGCCGCGGTATTGGTTTGAAGTACGCCGCCCGCGGTAAACGAAGTGGCATATGCAATCCAAAAATTAGGCGTTCCGCTTAAGTTGATAACACCAAACTGACACACTTTTCCCGTTGAAGATTCGTAGGCGTATAGGCCGCCATTATTGGAAGCGACCGTCATAAATGCAGCGGTTAAATGCAAACGAAACCGCCATGCTACTGAGCTTGTCGTAATCGGCTGCGCAGCAATGGTGATATCTTGACCGGCGTTGATGGATGTTGTCAGATGAACGGAACCCTTCGATTGGGTTATGGATGAACTGCTAGCGTTGTAGACAGTCCACGCGCCGGCCCCCGCAAATCGTGTCCCTGCGGTATCAAGTGCTGCGGTTTCAAAATAATCATTTGCTATGAATGCCGGTACCCCTGTTAAATGGGTATCGGGCGATACATTAAATGGATTTGCCCCCGCGTTGCCGCCTCCAGGCGCCCCCGCGGGTCCTGGAGGGCCGATACTCCCCTCCTCACCATCATCGCCAAAGAATACAAAAGGTGGGATTGAAATTGGGCTAACAGGAATCCCCGCTACCGTCATTATTTCTACCGTCATCTCGCGAAGCGTAATGGTATCGCTAGCGTTTACCGTCCCGCCCCATTGGACTGAAGCACGAACTGCTTCGTTGATGGTGGTATCGGCTGTAATCGGCGCCGCGTTGTCCATGTTGACGAACAACACAACCGTAGATGCCGTGGAGAACTCCGACAGCCCCTGCGCTTCTATCGTGCCGGAAGATCCTATGCCCTGAACAGTGAATAAGCCTTCCGCAGACCATCCATCGTTAGTGATGTTGGCAACTGTTGTCAGCGTGCCTGACGTGATGAGTACTGTTGAGCCAAAATATACCCGCAAGGTTAAAGAAGGGGCGACAACCCCCGTACTGTAGACACCAAAGAATCTAACTCTAAGTACAGTACCAATTGCTAGCGAATTTGCCGGTACCGTATACGATGACGTAAAGAAGGTTTCTATGCTCGTATTGGCAACAGTGTTACCAGCGGGAATGGTGGTATTTACATAGACTAGGGTGGTCCCTGCCGGCCCCGTAGGGCCGGCAATCCCAGGAGTGCCGGGGGCCCCCGGAACACCTGGTGCCCCCGGTGCTCCTAAATCGCCATCCTCTCCGCTATCCCCCGCCATGAAGATCGCCGGCCCTGCAGGACCTATACCGCCAGTAACACCGTTAACGCCGCGAATCCCAGGCATGCCCGGCGGCCCCGGATCACCATCCCCTCCGCCACCGTCATCCCAGATAAACGCGGGGATTGGCGCCGTCAACCGAAGGGGTACCGCACCAAGCATTGGGCCGCCGCCGGAGAGCCCCGGACCTACAACTAAAGTTGCTTCGGTGCCATCGCCAATATTTCCGCCGCCAGTATTGACTTGCTGACTCTGGAGCTGCGTAATCAACGCCGCGAGAGTCGCCAGCGATACGGTATCAGAGCCAAGTTCTGCAATAGTCGTACCCGGAGACGCAGGGTTGCCGCCATCCTTGATGACTTTGCGCACTCCGCCGATGACGGGAACCTGACGCTTCAAAACGCCTCCCCCAACTGAGATGCATGCCAGCGGTTGACGAGCGCTTGCACGGCACTCGGCTTCATTCCGCCACCATTGATGACTTTGCCAGTGCTCGCATCCAGAATGATATGGCCCTTCGGCGGAGTGCGATCGACTGCGGTCACATCATGCAGTAACGGGGTTGCGCCAGAGTCCCCGAAGATAACCGGTTTTACGCCAGCCGCCTTCTCCTGCCCTAAGCGACTCTGTGCTTCCAAGCTCGCAGCCGATTCCCCGGAAGCGTTGTTGGCGAAATCCGGTTTGAGGATATCCCCGGCTTGAAATTTGGGTTTTGCCGGAGTGCGCGTCATGATGCCCTCAGGCACCCCCTGACTCTTGACGCCGGCAAAGTCCGCCATACTCATCGGCTGGCCTTTGAAGGGGCCGTTCAAGGATTCGTCCAGCGACAAGCCGCCCGCCGCGTGTTCTAAGTTCGGCGTGAAGGGAATCCCTGATGGCGCCGGAGCACCCATAGGACCGCTGGAGAGCCCTGGAGCCGGGCTCTGCTCAACGCCATGCGAGAGTAAGTCCGCGAGCGAGACTTGCCCTGGCGACCCTGCGGCCGGAGGCGGAGCGCCCGTTGGCGGTGATGCCGTGAAGTTGTTCGCTCCGGTGCCAAAAAGATCCCGTTGGGGAGCACCTGTGGCGAGATCTGGTTGGTTGGGGGTAAAAGCCCGTCCGGGGGGCGCAGACAAGGCGGTCAACGGCTTGGGCTCGAACTCTCCCGCCAATCCCGCTACCGGAGTGCGCGCCGCTGCATCCAAGGCGCCGGAACCCTTGAGTCCCGCGCGTCCGGCGGAGCCGATCAACGGCTGTATCCAGGAGCGGGGATTTAGTACGTTGATATGGCTCAAATCCCCGACCAAGCTGGGCGGCGCGATCCGCTGGGCGTCGGAGATGGGGCCTGTCACTTCTGGGTGATCGCTGGCGAACTGCGCCACGGTGCGCGTGTTGCCAGTGAACTTATTGGGGTTCGCCCGGTGATCCGCGGCCAGCGCCTGCAGGTCTATATCTCCACCCTTGCCGATCAAATCGCGCAAGTTGTAGTTTTTGGCGAGAGTCTCGCGGGCGTTCGCGATCATCTCCGGGGAGATGGCGCTATTCTCCGGCATGGTGTCAGCCACGTGCTGATCCAGGGCGCCGACGATGTTCTGCTTGTACTTGGCCAAAGCGCGTTGCGCAGGGTCGGCGGAGTTGCGCGCGGTTGCCGCTTCCCCGCTCAGCAAATTGCGGGTAGCTCGAATCTCCGTGCCTGAAAACTGCGCGTTGGGATCTAGGAGCTTCGCCTCCGTGGCGTTGGTGTAATTATCGACATCCGGAGACCCTGGCGTAATCGTCTTAGGGCCGCGCGCCGCTTGCACCGCCGCTTGCGCGTTGGGGCTCAAGGGGCTTGGCGGTAGAAGATCGGATGCTTGGTCCAGTAGCTGCCCTGGTTTGGCCGCTGCCGCCTCCAGCGAGGTGTGATTGATGGGAACATCGTGCGGCACTCCCGCATCAGCGCCAAGCACCCTAGCCCCTACCTTCTGATTTTGAATGTCTAGCGTTGGGCCAGCTGTTGGTCCTGCCGCGCCCGCCGCGATCGGCCGCGGAGCGGTAGAGCGCAATCCGAGTTGACCGGCGGGAGTCGCCGCTTCGGCCGCTGCCGCGGAAGTCGATTCGGCAGCATCCGCAGCCAGCCCCGCCCCGCCACCGATCGCACTGCCAACGGCCAATGGCGCAACGACGTTTTTGCCGACTTGCTGCGGTGTCGCGCTGCTGAGTGCCGATCCCACCGATGTCAGTGTGGCGCTAGGATTAGCAAGCGCTGTCTTAATCGTTTGGGCCAATTGCAACACATGCCCATACGGATCAGCCAAACCGCTCACCGCGCCTTTCAGCGCTGGGATGATCCCCGCGGGCGCCGCCCGCACCATATCGATCACATCTTGAACAGGACCGTGTTCGGAAGCGTTGGCGGCGCGATTGGCGGTGCCAATCGGATCGGCATCCGGGGGCGTATCCGGTACGAACTTCGAAGGTGCGTCGGGGATGAAGGCCATTATTGCAACGTTCCGGAGACGCCTCCGATCTTAACCCGGTCGCCCTTCTTATGGCCGGCGGCCAACGCTTCTTCCTCACTGTTGTACGAAGGTAGCGCGGCCGGCGCGGGAGGTGTAGCGCCCGCCGGAGTCGGTACCGTCGAACCCAATGGCGGAGGGCCGGCCGGCTCTGGCGTAGCAGTAGCGGGCGCGCTGATTGGTTGCGTACCCTGGCCCGGTTCACCCAAATGCACGATTCGGTTGTTCTTTTCGATCATCGGTTTCAGAACCGAAAGCTGGCCCTTCATCCAGGCATCCAGCGCATAGGGCGCGAGCGTGGGCGCGAAAGCTTCTTGCTCCGTCTTGTTGGCCATATCGGATGCGCCGTTACCGCGCATCAGGTACGCAAGCCGCAACAGCGCATCATTGCGTACGGGCATATATTCGGCGTAAGCCGGATCATTCAGCTCCCCGTTCATGAACTGCTGGAATTTGCCCACCGTCCTGATATCGCTATATCCCGCTCCGCCATCGAGCTGCTTCCCCAACTGAGTCACATGCTGCAAAATCCCCGGCATGATTTCCAAGCCGTTGGCGCGCTGTTGGAACGTAGCGTTGTTCTGGAGCGTAGCGTCTGCATGCAGCCGGTTGTAGTTGGTGCCGGGGTTGTTCAATTCCATCTGCGCAAGGATCGGCGCCGTGCGACTGTTGACGCGTGTAGGGTCAAGCCGCCCTTCTTGGACGGCCTTGGTGATCGCAGCGATGCCTTCTTGAGGCGTATTGCCGAACACTTGAGCGCGGAACGCCGCGGGGTCCGTATTCTTGTGCTCGGTCAAATCCGTTTGCGCACCATGTAGCCCCGTCAGCGCTTGAGTAGCCGCCGTCTGCGCTGCGCCCTGCGGCGATTGCTGAATCGGCACGCTTGCGAGCGTAGAACCGGGCGGCATCTGATAATTGGCGGGCGTAGCAACGGGTCCCGCCAACGCTCCTTTATCCATCTGTTGCCCAGCGGTCTGACTTTCGGGGCTACCATAGCCCAACTTCGCCGTCGCGAGCGCCTTTAGTGCGGTGACGGGATCGTGGTTGTTCGCTCCGACAATAGCGTCCCGCGCCAAGGAAGCTTCTGACTCCGGAGCGCCCATTTCAATCAGATGAGTTTTAATCCCGTCCCACGCAGCCATCTGCTCTTGTGCTTGCGATGCCTTAATCATGGCGTCTTGAGTTTGCGCGGACACAAGCCCGTTCTTGGCCTGGCTATTCGCTACGAAAGCTTCTAGCGCCGGACGGTTGACGGGAGCGCCGGCCGCGCCCGATAGAACATCCGCCAATCCTTGTCCGGTAGGCATAGTGTTATCCCGAAACGAAATCAACGCCAGTGCCGGCGGTCGGCTGATAGCCGCCGCTATACTGGCTTGTCAAGTTAACCGGTGGCGTCTTACCCCCGGCATTCATCGCATAGGCGCCCGCGCCCTTTTGCAGCATGTTGGAGAAGAGACCAACCCAAGGATTGGCTTGCCCCGCCGCTTGCGATCGTAGCTGATCCACAAAATTCTTGGTATACGACTCCGCCCCCAACGTATTGAGATTGGTCCCCAACGTATTGAGTGCCAACCCTTCATTCTGCCGTTGGCGCACTGCCGAATCGATGGCGCTCATCTGATTGGCTTCTGTATCGCCGTACTGCTGAACCTCCTTCTGAGAGGCCGCGGTATCCGCGTTATAGCGCGAGCTGGCACCCGACGCTGGCGGCAGTGCCGATACCGGCTGCCCGAACGTATTCTGATTGGTGCCGGTAGGGCCGCCCGCTGCGCTGCCCGCTTGGTTCTTGCGCAACGTGTTCACAAAGTCGCTCGTCTCTTTATTCGCAATCTGCTGCGGGGTGTTAGTCGCGATTTGCTGCGTCAGGTTTTTTACCTGATCGTTAGCTTGCTGGCGAAACTGTTGCTGATCGGCGATGCTCTGCGCTTCCGAGTTGCTTGCGCGTTGATTCGCTTGCGATTGATTAACCGCCTGCGCTCCCGTACCGAGGGCGGCAATAGCGGCTGGTATCCAAAAAGCCTCCGTTCCCATGATTACACCTTCGGCCCTTTCGGATACGCCGCGCTCCGCTTCATCGGCTTAAACGCTCCGGCTTTATTGATCGCTTGCGCCTGGCTGATACCTTTTTGCGCGCCCGCGGCTCCCGCCCGCACTCCGTAGGCGGATTGACCGATGGCGCGAGCTTCCTGCCCCGTATTGCCGGCGCCGATTGCATTCGGTTTGCCCGCGCCTTTGAAAAATGAAGTGCCCATTAGCCGTTACCCCATTGTGGATTCTGCTGTGCCGCACCGCGCGCTGCCATCACCCACGGATTCTGTGTCGAATTGGGTTGCACATATTGATTGTTGGTTGATAGCTTCGGCGCAGTCGGTACGATACCACTAGGTGCCATGTTACCAATCAGGTTGGAACCCTTCTGCAAAGCCCCGAACAAACCGCCGACCGGCGCCGGCTGCGTTGGCGTAAAGCCCGCCGTTGATCCAGGACCCCCTGGCCGATAGCCGGCATTAGCACCTGCTAACGTGGCGTCAACCCCGGTGTACGCGCCGCCGTTAGTGTCAGTCTGCCCTGCCGCGGTTTGCGCTTGCGCTTGCGCGTACTTATGCGCTCCTGGCAAGTTAAGCACTTGCGCAAGTGGATCGATAGAGGCTATCTTCGCGAAAAAGTTCGAGTTACCCATACAAGCTCCCGAAGGGCGAAGTCTGCGCTCTGCGATTGGCGGCGGCTGTCTGTTCGTTCTGGTAAATGCCGGCGGTACCCGCGAACACATTCCCCAGTGCATTCGCATTGCCGTAATTCTGCGCCGCCCCCAGCGATGCGCTTTGTGCTTGCGCCACCTGCGTCGGGATCGCTCCGGTGAAGTTGCCTTGCTGTGCCAACCCAATTAGCTGATTCTTGGCATTGACATCCGATTGCTGTAGCGCGGAGGTGCCGGCCGTCGCTTGCTGTGAGGCATTAAGCAACCCTTGCGTATAATCCTTCTGAAGCTGGGTATTGGAATCTACCGCCGCCGAGCCGCCAGTCAAACCGCTACGCGCCATGGCGAACTTTAGGTTGCGGGCGTTAATGGCTTCTTGGTTGTTGACCTGTCCAGTGTAATAATCAGACAGATTCTTATTGTATTGCGCGTATTGATTTGTACGATTCGGATTCGAATACGCGGCAGTAATCTGCCCCACAGACTTTTGAATGTCCGCTTGTTGCTGCGCGTTGGCGGCGTTCGCTGCATTGGCTGCGCTGTTCCCGGTACCCATTAGTGTTTCACCCTCGAATGCATGATCGCATCCGCTCCGCTCGCGCAGTACCCGAATAGCGTCCCTTCACGATGGTAGTCTAGCACCTTGTACCATCGTGCCACTTCCGGCCGTTTCTCCAATCTAGCCGAAGGACAAATGCACTCCAGCCGATGAGCAGTTTTACTGTTGAGCATGGCGTCCATCGCCCGGCGCGCAATGCGCGTCACGGCAAACCAATGCTTCCACGCCTCCGCAGTCGTCAGCATGAAATCGCGGTAAACACCCGGCCGCTGTGGAACAAAGCCACCAATGCAAATCGGTTCGTCATCCGATTTGATGACCCACTTGGGGCCTGGTACCGAATAGTTGCCGACTGCCGCACGATCAATATCGTAGGGCTCCCCGGTGAACGCCTCCAACTGCTCACGCTCATCTTGCGGCATGTTGATACACACCTTGATGAAATCCAGTAACAGCGGATCGGTGTAGGTGACAATCATCCCATGGCTCCCGCACCGCTGGCGTCCGTCACATAGATATTGACCGCCTGCAAGCTCCAGGTATTGAGGCTGGCTGTCGTGCTGGTAAAGGTCAAAATTGGAGAATAGCTAGGCGCATTGATGGGGAACGCCAGCGGCTCCCCCGGTACGGTGTCATCGATCGCTACGAAGTAGGGCGTCGTAACCCCCGTTGATGTAGCAAACCCCGGATTGTCATTAAAGGTCGATTTATCCGACTGGTTGAATCCTATCTGGATGGTGCAGCTACCTTCCCCAATGATATCCACGCCCACCATCATCTTGTTGCGGCCCAACGTCCCCATATCGAGGTACGGCCACTGAATGAGCCCGGTGGTCGCTATCGCTAGCGCTGTCGGGCCGTTGTTAGGAAACGGCGCCGTAGGCGGCACAAAATTCGCCGTGTAGCGCGCGATATTGCTGATGCGCACTTCATCTACCCAACCTGTTCCGAACGTTCCCGATATTGTCGGACTGCACCCCACATTGAATTGCACTGGGTTGGTTGCACCAAACCAATTCTGTGGCGTTCCGATCAATACTCCGTCCAGATAGGCGTGCCCCACGCCGCTCGCGCGCACGATGGCAAAGTGATGCCACACGCCGGTCGATATGGACATCATTGTTGAGCCGGTAGCCCCCCATGTGCTAGGGACATTGATGACTTGAAATATCGTGGGGCTTACATTGAGCACGAACCCAAGATTGCCAGGCGCAAAGGCTGCATTCCCGTAGTCGAATACCACCAACGGCTGCGTGGCTAAGGTACTGATATTGAACCAGCCCTCCACCGTGAAGTCCGCATTATTGAAGGTAACGTCCTCCACACCCCCCGGAGTAATCGGTGTCGTGACTGAAACATTCGTGGATGGGCTGAAACTGTTGAACGTCGCTTGCCCCGGCAAGATAGCAAGCGATCCGCTACCGAATTCCGACACTGTGGAGATGACCGCACCGTTGTGCGCAGTGGCGGCGATATTGTTGACCGAGGAGTCTTGCAAATTTCCGTCAAAGTGCAAAAGCAGGATCGTGTTCAAATCTACGAACAGAGAATCATCTCCTGAAGCGGCACCGTTGATCTGCCACACCAAATTATTTGCTGTGCGAAGGTACAGGAAACCGTTCAGTAGCGTGGCGTCCGTAATGACTTGCGGGAAGATATAACGCGACCACGATTTGTTACCGGATAGACCGTTGATGGTGAGCACAAACACTTGCGGCCCGTAAATCAGCCAATACTGCCCACGCCCTGGATAATAAATTGAGAAGGGGTCGTAGGTCGCTGCTTGAATCTGCGCCAGAATCAAAGGATCGACCGCTTGACCGGTATTGCCAATCGCCATATTGGCGGTTGCGCCAATGGTGCCTAAATTTCGCACCCCAATCTCCGTCAAGAAGATCAAATCGTTTGACACCGATTGCGCGGCACGCGGCCATAAGGAGCCTACGGGTTGCGCGTCCAGAAACGCCATGTTCTGCGGATCGGGGTCAATCTGCCACATCTGGTAGCCGCCCGCGTTGAACACAATCAGGTTACCTCGATATAGCGCGAGCACCGTAACCGGATTATCCCCGTAGTTGTTCAAGCCGGTCGGCAAGTATCCTGCATTGTTGCTGCTGCTCCAATCGGTAGGGTTGACCGCGGCAGAATACGGCACGATATCGTTGCTACCGGCAAACACGTGCGACGCACCAATAGCGACCGCTATACTATTGGGGTCTTTTGGATCGGATATATGCCGGTCAACCGCCTCCCACGACATACTGGTAAACGTCGTCACATAGCCGTTGATATTGGAATAAGTGCTAAAATCATGGACTGCATTCCCGATAACCGTTGGAAAGGTAGGCGCTGTCAGCCCCGAATACATGATGGGGATTGCTTGCCAGGTGATGATGGAGGTGCCGATCGCCTTCCACGTTACCGCTCCATCGATCACCTCATTGCCGAGCACCGTTGGCCATGTTGGTTCGGTAGCCGCGGAACTGCCTGCTGCCGGCTGCACCGCTTCAAATAGAAAATTGGTGATAGGCGCGGGGGTCGCCAAATTCCACGAAACCAAATCACAGAATCCAGCATTGCGTCCGCTTGTACCGCTGCCCGCGCCAATCGATACGCGGGCGAATGCCGCCCCCGGCGGTGCGGTCGCAGTTACCGAAGCCAAGCGATAGCCGCCCCCTTCTTGCTCATTTTGCTGATTACCGGACGAACTAATAATGCCATCACTAGAGTTGTACCAATTGAGCTGAATCCATAGCGTCAGATTGGCTCCGGAATTGTTGGGGTCCAGATACGCGGTAGCTGTGACGCTTTGCCCCGGCGTTACCGCGGCGTGCCCCGTCATTGTGGCATAGGCACCTTGCGCGCCCATGCCGGCACCGCCGGGAACCGAAATACACTCTGAGCCTTGATAGGGGAGCGTGCTGGAGTACGCCCATTGAATCGTCCCGCCGGGATCGGTAAAGGTCCAGCCGCCCGCTCCACTACCGCCCTCGAAGTCACCATTCGGGATCGCATTGACGAAGGCGCCTTGATTTGAAGTCGGAATGACCACGGCGCCCGGCGCGTAATTGGTGCCGCCTTTCCAAGTGGTAATCTTGGTTGATGCCAATGTGAGCGTCGAAACGGTCGCATTAGAAAACACGCCGGAGTTGGAGATCGTATTCGAGTCCCCATAACGATCGGTAATGCTGGAGCTGAGCGGCGAGGCCGTTGATATCTGGCTGTTGGATGCTTGCGTTGTGCCTGCATCGCTTGTGGATAGATCAAAGTCACCAAACTCTTGCACGATGCCGCCCGCAGTCGTGGGCCATACTGGCTCCACGGCTCCGGTATGAACCGGGGTTCCGGTTGTCGCCACCGCTTGATAAACAAAGCCTGTAGGCGTGTTTGGCTCTACATACGAGCCGGAAGTGATAATGGTCTCCGCCGTCCATAACGGTTGCGGCGGGAAATCTCGTAGCCCTTGATAGGCGATGCCGTTGGGCGTCGGCGGCAATATGATGCTGGCACTGGTATAGGTGGTACTGCTGGTCCACGTGCCGCTATTTTGCAGCCAATAGTGAACTACATCACCGTTGTTGAATTGCGCTACCACATACTCAAAACCCATGAAGGGCTTGGCAAACCAAATCTTGACCGGTGATGCTGTCGTGTTGTTGGGGTCCGAAAGCACATTGAGCACGAAGCCAGCCGGCATCGATGTCGAGAACTGGCTGGAGAATACATTGAAAACGCCATTCGCCGCCGCAAGCCCTACGGTAGAGCTATCGAGCTGCGCGGTGCGGATTGTACCTTCGCGAGGCGTCACCGATCCGGCGTTGGTGATATAGCCGTTCTGAAGGTCGTAGAGGCTGTCGGCGGCTGCTCCGCCTTTCACCTTAAGACGATTGATGCCGCCTTTAAGAACGGTAAGCGGATACGGCCTCATGCACCGCCGCCCGCCGGATCGAATTGAATCAACGTCGGGCGTACAGCCGGCGGTACCGCGATCGTCCCCGGCAAGTAGTGGGCGGTTTGATGCGTGCCTGCAATCAGCTCCGCGCGATAGGCATTCGCTTGCGCTTCGATATTGTTGGCATCCGGTTGCCCGTAGTGCGCCTTGGCATTTGCCAACGCATGCAAAAATACCAACTCGCTATCGAGGGTTGTGGTGTCCGTGGGATTGATAAACGAAGTCAATCCAAAATGCCCCTTGATCCATAGCCAATACGTTTGATCTGGCATCGGGTAGAGTTCGATCGCTTGCCGAATATCGTAGCGCGCGGGTCGCCACGGTTTGGTAATCATCGTATAGAGCTGTGGCGGAATGCCTTGAATCAGCGGATACCACACATTGCGCGTATCCTGAATCCCCGCCCATTCGATGCTCTTCAACGGATCCATCGTGAAATTGCACAGCACATCCTCATCGTTGTCTTTCAGCGAGTAGAAGCGCTGACCGGGATTGACCTTCCAACGAAACAGTCGCTTGGTGTGTAGCTGGAGGTACCGCTTATATAGGTACGTCTGAGCGCTCGTCAAAAAATCCTGGACCAATAACGCCATGCCGGGCGGTGGATTCGTCGCCTGATTGGCAAACCCCAGCCGCACTAAGATGCGCGCCGAGAGCGACGACATGGTAGCGGTTGGTACCACATTATCCATGCACGCCGCGTTGTAGTTGACTGGATTGAAGGGGTTCGGGTTATCCCATGACAGCCCTTCGTTCTGGTTGCGCGTGATTGCAACCGCGATCTGGTACGGCAACGCGGAGGCGCTGGAGATGCCGCCTGTGGAGTAAATCTGTACCTGAAGCTGCGCGACTGTGGACAGCGTATTCAAAGGGACAATAATCTGCCCGTTCTGGATGCCGCCATGTTGCGCGCCTGCGCTCGATAGCGTTGCCGTTGTCCAAACCCCGGCGCTTGTCAGATAAGCAAGCTTGGGCGTACTGCCATCGTTCGCTGCCTGGACCACACTCCATTGCAGGTTGACGCTGCCGGTAGAGGCGAAAGCCGGATTGCCGATGAAGGTAATCGGCCCGCTCGTATTGGTCGCAAAGGTGTTGGTCTGAAACCAGTAGCGGCCATCGCCATTCAAAGGAAAGTTGACGTTGTAAGGGACGTTGCTGAATTCTCTCGGCGGCACGTTGCCGGCGGCATCCTGCCATGCGCTGGGGTCAACGACATCGCCTTGACCACCGATAACTACAGGCATGTGAAACCCCTATGCAAAAAGGCCCCGGCTTGAAGCCGGGGCCGTAATCCTATCGGCAGCGATAGGAACCCCAATCAATTCAACAGTTCATCGGCGGCAATAGCCTCCCTGTCCGCCGCCTTCGCGTCATCAATCATTTTCTGCAACGTCCTGACACCCGCCCGCGCATTGCCATACACCGAAAATGCATGCGGCACTCCGCTCTTGGGGTCAGAGCCGTACACTTTGGTCAATCGGTCCAGCTCATCCACGGCGCTGGGGTATTCGCGATTGATGAGCTTGCCATGCACAGGCGTGACAAACTCCCCCAGCCTCACGACATTGCCTTCATCGAACACCCATTCCAGCATGGGGATTTCCCATGATGGTACCGCGCGATTGTGCACCGTATTGGTGTCGCGCGTCACTTTCACCTTCTCGTATCGCACTTGGGGTACCTCGTTTAGTTTTGGAGAAGAATCAACGTCGATGTGGAGCCGGAAGCCACGATCCAGTCGCTGCTCAACTGGACCAGTTTCGGCGCACCAAAACCGATGGTGGCAATCACGGCGAAGGTGCTGGGGCCAAGCGGCGCCCCGTAAGTACCGGTAGCCAGCGTCGTGTTGAGGTCAGGCGCCCCCATCAGCGTGACGTTGCCGTACCCCGCGCTACCAGTGGCGATCGCTCCCGCGTACCCGCCGTTCATGGCGAGCACCGTATTGCCCGGCTTGAACGGAAGGGTGGTTCCATCCGGCTGATTGGAGAGCAAGTGGACGAAGTTCTGACCGCCCAACTGCATGCCGGTGGTAATCATCGACAGCACCCCGGCGGGCGTCGCAGCGGAAGCCTTCTGCGTCGAGAGGGTGAAAGTGTCGGTAGATGCCGAAGACACATAGTAGGTAGTGTTGAGCTGCGCCGAGATGGTAGTGAGCCCCGACAAGGAACTCAAGAAGCCGGAGGTGCCGGCAATCGAGAGCGCAACCGCATCTCCGTTCGTAGGCTGATACCCCGGCACCGTAACCACGGTTGGCGTTGCCGCCGTCCAAGTGGCCGCGAGCGGGTCACCGAAGGGAACCGGCGCCTTGTCATAAGGAAGATAGATCGGCTGGCTACCGAGCAAGGTGCCTGTCGTGAGTAAAACTTGCATGTGTGCTTTTCCTCTTTAAAAGTGGGTGACGGTGGCAGTTACGCGATGCTGAGAACGGCGTGCGCGTTGCGCTTGCCCGTTGTCAGTGCGGCTTTGGCCGTCAGCGCAAAATAATGCACATAGCGGTCGTACACCCGCGGCGGGGTCCGGTTAATCATCCAGTGGCCTTGGATCGGGCGCAGCTTCAGGAACTTCGTGTTCAGAAAGTAGCAACGCTTCTCCCAAGGGATGGTCGGCGCGTAGAGCCCATCAAGCACCGTCATTACCGGGTCCCAGATGATTTCGATGTTCTTGAAGTACATGCCGGTGCGTATGCCTTCGCCAACCGATGCGTCCAGCTTGGTCGGCTCTGCGTCATCCTTCATGTACACCGTGCGATTGATGGTGTTCTTGGCATCCAGTCGGTAGGCATCCAAGAAAAGTTCACCAACCAAGATGTAGTTCGGCGCCATCCCGCCATAGCGGGTGCAATCACGCCAGCCGATTTCCATCTGCTGGACCAAGTTGCCGGCTGTGGTTGTCGAGATGCCGGTGATGGCAGTGTTCTGCCACCACGTATAGATCGACTGATCTAGGCCGCCGACCACCTGCGAAACGGTCGGTGTGGTGGAAACCAGAAGGTCCAAGCCGGGGATGTTGGTCGCGGACTGCGTACCATCCAGATGCAGCATGTAGTCGAAGTTTTCTTGAAAACCCAGCTTCAATGTTTCAGAATTTTCTTGCAGAAGATTCGTGAGCTGAACCTTCTCCGCTTCGGTCGGCACGGACGATTTATCGTCCGTCATCACGATCCCGTTTTGCGTCAGCTCATCTTCGTTGAGCCCAAAGCCATCATGGAAGCTGCCCCACGTGTACTTCGCCTGTTGCAGCGTGCGCTTACGGTTGTAGGTGACTTGAGTGTCGCCGAAGTAGGACTGGAAATTCGAATCGTTGCTGTAGCGGAGCTGTTCCACTACGTACTGAAGGCCGCCAACGTAGGGCTTCTTTTCCTCCATCAGCTTTTTGATGAGGGGGCGGGCGATATTAACGTTGTCTATCGGATCGTTCCGGAGGAAATAGTTGATCGCGGCCGTACCCGCGTAGGCAAGCTGTTCTGTGGTAAAAGGCATGGTAACTCCTGAAATGGAAAAACATTGCGTTCTTCCCAGGAGTGACGAGCCTAGAATTTGCCAGGTGCCGAGCTGGCGCGATCACGACATACAGTCACTGATAGTGCGGAAGCCTATGCCAACCGCCCATCGGATGTCAAATCGTTAGGGTGTCCACGCCTGCAGGTTACTGATGAGCATGGAGTATGGAACGTTCTTACCGTGACTCTGCGGGCACAAAATCATATAGTAATGGTAGTTCCGGATCCCGTCATCGATCACATTACCATTGGGGTCTTTTTGTGTCGTGTCCACGGTAAACGTGGGCACGTCATCACAATCGTAGATCAGCAGTTTGCGAATGGGGTTGTAGCTCACCCCGTAGTCGTGCGGCTTCGTCGGGTCAATCGCGGGGGCCGTAAACATGCTTTGCTGTAGCCCCTTGCCATAGCCAACTCCGGTGACGTAAGGCCCAAGCCATTGAATTATCGTAGAGAACATCCCTCCGGATTTGCTGTATCCGCCTTCCTGAATGTCAATCTCTCCATAGCTCAAGGCGCCGTTGACCTTCTCCATGGGATTCAAATAGAAAGCATCCCAATGGTCTGGATCGGCATTGGAGAGGGCATAGCGGGTCTTAACGTAAAAGCCCTTGGCCGCGGACAGATAGCCGAGCGATCCAGCAATAGAAGTCTGCATCTGCGATGCGATATACCCGGCCGCCGTTCCGGTGTTATTAAGCGAGAGCGCACCGTTGACCGTGGTAGCCAGCACTGGATCGGTCCAATTGGGCCGCGCACCGTAGTAAGGGCCGTCCGAAAACTTGAAGGAGGGATCATTCGCGTGCGTGATATCAGACGCTTGCGGAGTTACATTGAACTGGCAAGTGCGATAGCCAAGCGATGCAGCGCCCAAGGGCGGGGATTGCGGAATGCTCACCGTGCCGGTAAAGGGAAAATCCATAGTCAATCTCCGCCGGCCCGTACTGCAGGGGCTTTGCCTTCCTTCTGCCCTTTCTTCGATTCGCTGCCGGCATGCTTGGTCAGCGCTTTGTCGATTTCCGACTTCATGCCTTCTTTTTGACTTTCGTCACTTGCATCCCCGGCCCCGTCCGCGCCCATCTCCATTTTGTGGAGATGCAACGTCATACTGCGTCGTTTGCCAGCACCCCCCTTCTCGCCGGGTTCCGCCGCCCGATCACTTTCGCTGGTAGAGCCCACATGCGCGAGCCCGCTAATCTTGATCTTGGAGCCGACCGCCGGCATTTTATCCATGCCAAGCTTCGCCAGGTGATGGTGCCCCAAATAGAGCGTTGGCGGCTCTTGGTGTTCCGGATCACTGCCTGACGGTAGCGATCCCGTAGCCTTACCTTTCTCGGTCGATACCTTCTTCGGCGTAAAATCAGCCATTGCTATGACTCCTCATCCGGGTTGTTTTTGCCGCCCATGACGACGCTACCGTGCCACATCTTGCCGATGGGCTGCAGTTTCAGCAAGCCGCCTTCATCCAAATCGAGTAGATCGCGATTGCCGGTCAAGAGCTGGCTAATCTCGCGGATATTGCTGCCTGATACCACCATCAAAATCGGGCCGTCTTTCTGTTCGGCTATTTGCTCTTTGAACCAAGTGAGAAACCGCTTGCGAAAATCATTCAGCGATTCGCCGTCCTTGGGTGTTTTGTCTGGGTGGCGCATATAAAATTTAACGATCGGCTTTGCCGGTTGCTTCTTACTACCGATCAGCTCGATCCCTAAATTCCAAGTGCGCGCTTCATCGCTCACGATGATCTTGGCGGGCTTGCTCCCCATGCCGGATTTGATGATGTCCGCCGTTTCCGTGGTGCGCTTGAGGGAGGGTGTGTAGATGCACGCAATGGGCGTGGGCATCGATTTCAAAAATTGCTGCGCCGGCATGATCCCCCGCCGGCCGTCATCCGTCAGCGGGAAATCGAGCCACCCGTCCGAGCGGTCCAGAGCGTCCAACGCCGTGCGCCCATGACGCATCACATAGATCGGCGCTTCGTCTTGAGTTTCCTCAAGTGCCCTATCCATGTCGATCTTGGCGTTTTCGGCAGCTTCAGTAACTGGAAATCTCCATGCGCTTCTTCATGACTTCCGATTCAACGGTGCGATTCTGCGCTCCCAAGATGCGAGCCGCAACTTCGTACCGGCTCCACATAAATTGCCGGATCATATCGTTGATGCTCTTCTTCAGCTCGATATCCTTCAAATTGCTTTGGAATATATCGTGTGCTAGCAGCTCCAAGCCCGTCCGATACGAGTCGAAATCCGTCAGACACTGCTGATCCCCTAGCTTCGCCCGGCCGCCAACGGGGTGCCCCGTCAAGTTCCGGTAATACGGGGTCTTCGCGAAGTGTACCGGACCGCGCACCGCCGCGTTAGCAAGATCGACGAAGCACCAATAGGCTTGAGTGCGCGGCTGCATGATTTCTTCCAGACGTTCGCGTCGGTAGATCGCATGCTCCGGCCATACATGCTTGTGCATGACGAAATTCCAAAGCAAATCCGCGCGCGTGAAGGTTTCATCTTCCGCCGGATAGAACGCGTCCCATTCCGAGCGCTGCTCCACTTCGTTGTAGAGTTGACACGGCGCGTAATACGCGAGCACCGTGGGGTTGGCTTCCAAAAAATCGATGCCTTTTTGCACTTCACCCGGCAGCAAGTAGTCATCATCCCCCAGATACATCGCATACTTGGTGTGTGAAGCCAAGAGCGCAGCGCGCATGTTGGGGAAAGCGCCTATATTGGTTTGCTGCCGAATATAGCGGCCCTTGAACGGTACGTGTGGGGTGTCATCCTTCGAAGAATTGTCCGAAACAATCAGCTTCGCATCGGGAAAGTCCGCTTCCGTCTTCTCTAAGGTCCATTTCAGGAACGGCGCGCGGTTGAACGTGGGAATGCATATGCTAAGCTGCTGCATGCACGCCCGCTCCGTTTAGCGCGGCCGGGGGCGGTAACGATATCGCCTCCGTCGTGATCGTATCGGTCTTCAATTGAGGCGGTTGCGGGTCCAGCGTACGCCCATCATGGTTCAAGCGAATGCCGCAGTTGATCCACGGCTGAATCCCGGCGCTCCACACCAAATCGGAAAACGAATAATCCTCCGACAACAGGTTGTCCATGACAATACGGCCGAAGAAGAATTGATGATACTTACCGCCGCCGTAGGAAGCCACCATCTGCTTGTCGATCAACGTTTGCAGCACCACGCGTTCGATCTTGACGAAGCCGCCGGGCACGAAGCGCGCTTTGAGAAGTCCTTGCTTCGGAATATCCTCCAATGGCACGTTCATGCCGTTGTTGTCCCGACAAAAAGGCATCGGCGGCTGGCATTTGTCGGTGTAGAGCCCGCTGACAAAGGGCTCTTCGGTGTCCAGTAAGTTTTGAAGGTCCTGGCGTGTGAAGCCGATATCGCTATCGACGCACACTAAGGTGTCAAACTCTTTGCGATTCAGAAATTCATTCGCAAGCACGTTACGCGCGACGTAGATATCCGATTGGCCGGCCAACGGTAACCAGCCGCCGTGTAAGCCGGTTGCCTGGATCACCCCCGCAGTGTAGAGCGTGACGGTCTGGTTGCCACGGATGGGGGTTGCCAGCAAAACTTTGGAGTAGTCCCTCACTTCATGCTCCCCAAAGCGCCGCTGATCGCTTCCAACATGCTGGAGGGCTGTTTAGTCTGCCCTCCAGCAGGTTGCTTCCCTGCACGGAGCGGTTGGTTCGCCGTAGCGCCGTTCGGTTTCGCGACTGTAACACTTGGCAGCTTCACGGCTTTATAAGCCGCCAGGAATTTGTCTTTCTTCTGGCTCCAAGGGATTGTGACCATGATGGGTTTCAGCGCGGGCACCAGAATCGCTTTCTTGCGCGCGTAGTCGGGGTCCGTCTCCTGAAGTGTTGCCTCCAGCTCAGTCAATGCCGCGCGGCCTTGTCGCTCCTCTTCCGCCGCCGCTTGTTGACGCTGCTGGTCTTGCGTTGCGGTTGCATTGACTTCAGAGCGGAATGCTTGACCGTTGCGGGTGCGCGCTATTTCCTTAGCATACTGGGCAGTAATCTGTCCCTTAGCCACTGCCTCTTTGAGATCCACATGCGCTCCCAAGGGATCACCAACCGTTCTTTCCTTCCCAAGTAGCGTGGCAAGGCGTTCGGCCACGGTTTCCACAAGCTCAAGCGCCTTCTCCTGTTGTTTGGGGTCCTGGCTGTTGAACAGTGCGAGCCACGATAGTGTTTCGCCATATTGCTGCGGCGTGGCGCCGGTTTGCTGGATGCCGTTGACCATGAAATCAAAGTTTTGCTTGATTTCATCGCGCTCTGCGGTCACCGCCTTGGTGGTGTCGATCAGTGTGCGAATGCGCTCTTGCGTATCTTTCTTGAGATCCTTAGGGATCGGATCATTGACCGGATCGGGCTTTTTAGGCTCTGCCGCTTTCGGCTTCTCGCCTTCGGCCGGCTTTTCTGCCTCGGTTTTCTTTTTGAATTTGCCGGTAAGGGGATCGCGCTCCGCGCCGCGAGCTTCCGCCTCTGCATCGGTTTCCTCTGCGCCTTCTGCATCTGCGGATACTTCGCCTTCATCTCCTTCAGCGTCACCTTCCGCCTCAGCATCACCAGTTGCATCAGGAATTTCCTCTTCAATTTCAACGGGCGCGGGCGGATCTTCCTCGCTCAAGGCATCGCCTAGCGCGGCATTCACTTCATCCATCACAGTTTTATCGGCCATGGGGTTTCCTATCGTTGGTTTTTATATCAATGCGGTCCAACACCCGGCGGCGCCGCAGGCAGCGGCTGGGATGACGGGGAAGCAGCGCCATTGGCGCCACCAGGTGCGGGAACTTGTTGTGGCGGCATGCTCGCAGCATCGCGTGAAAGCACTGGCGCAGCGATTTGCGCCGAGGTATTGGGATCGATTTCCCCTTTGATATTGATGCTGACTTGCGGCATGACAGCCGGCGGTGGCCCGCCCGCTCCGGGAGAGCCTGGCGGCGGCTGGCGCGGAATGAAGCGTTCCACATCACTCTCATCGCCCAATCGCAACATGGTTTCTTTCACCAATTCAATTTGGGCATTCGCCATCGCCATGTTGCCGGTCGCGAGGGCTTGCGCGATTTCGGCAATGGCTTTCTGGATCAACGGCAGGATCGTGCTCCAGGCTTGCATGTCGGTAGCCTGGCGCGGCTTGCCGGTTGATCCCGCCTCGATTTGAATCTCCACCAAAGTAAACAAGTCTTCGATATCCATCCCGTACGGCCAGTAGGCTTTGGGGCCAGCCATGCGCTGGACATCGCGAGTCGTCAAGCACTGTAGCGCTTGCTGCGCCGTGTAGTCCGCGAGGTCGGTGAGCATTCCCTCAAGATTATCACGATCAGATGTCGTACGTGCCTGCGTTCCACTTTGCTGGATGTTGGCTTCGGTAGCTGTCTTAGGATTTCCCGGAGAATTGATCGCTGCTGAAAGCGCTTCCTGGACGCCCGAGATCCGCTCCATATCATTAAGAATAAGCGTCGGATCATAGAGCCTCATGTCGATGCCCTGGACGGGCTTCGCAGCAAATAGATTCCCCAGCGGTGTCGCCGGATCGCTGGGGCGGAGCGCGGTGTACTCCTGACTCTTAGATTCCTGCAGCTTTTTTGCTTCCACTTCGTCTAACATGGTCGCGTTGAAGAGTACGCCAGGTATCGACCGTTCGCGGGTCAGACGAAAATTCGACCGCGAGCTGCTGTACTCGTCCTGCAGCTTGTAAAGTCTCCAGGAAAGTGACTGCGCATGCCTCTGTCCATCCACCTCGTAGAAGGCAAAGTAGAAGTAGGGGAAGAACCTGCTCGTCGGATAAGGTGGTGGATACGGTTCCTTGGCCCATTTCTTCACTCCATCAATGATGGTGCGGATTTGCTTATCGCGCCGGTCCCAAATTTCCACTACGCGTAGGAAGGTTTGTGATTCGGCATCGCTCGTTTGCGTAGTAAACGCTTGCGCACTCTCCGCCGTCATCGTGCCCTGCGGTAGCACGTTGTCAATCTCGCGCGTGGTGAGTTCCTTGGGCGCGCGTTGCGTATACGCCTTTGCCGCCTTGATGTCTTCAGGCTTCAAGCGTTTGAAGCGCTGGAGCGCATCTTCCTTGGTAATGAAAAGTTCATTGCCGATCCAATCCGCATCGGTGTAAGTCTGAATCGAATCGATATCGGTAGATACTTGGATATTTTCCGTGGCCACGAAATCAATCACAAACATCTTGTTGACCGAGAGTTCCAGTTTCTCTTGCAAGGATTCGATCAACGCTTTCTTTTCGGCTTTTTCAGCCTCTAAGGTTTCCGGGTCTGTGGTACCGGGATCTTCCAGTAGCTTCTGCTGTGCAACGATGCGAGCCATAGTTTCCTGCGCATCATTGAGTGCCTTCTCCACCTCTGGCGCCGGCTTCTTCTCCGATACCATCGTGCACTTAAACCAGCCCTCACCATTCGAGAGTACCGAACGCACGCCCCGGCGCGCGGGATTTTTGAGCTTGCCTTTTTTCCATAGCGAGGAGATGACGATTTCCATCGTGCGCGCAAACACCTGCATCTGATAGGTGTTCGATTCGTCTACTTGCGGCGCCTTTCGGACAGAGACATCCGGATTTCGCGCATAAAGCAGCGCCACCAAAATATCGATAAAGGCGCCGATAAGATTTGTGGTGACTGCCCACGCAAGATCCGAAGTACCAGCCGCGTAGCGCCGATCAATAGCAATCTGTTTGCGGAAGTTCTCGTCAAATTTGCGTGCGGCCTCATATTCCTTCCACTTCTTTTCGACTTGGAGAAGTTCTACTTCTTCGTCTTCTTTGGACTGTGGCTCTTCTTGGTCGGTACCGTCCTCATCAATGCCGTCCGCCGCTTGCCGCGGATCGGTTTGAATACCGGCGGTGCCGCCATGCAGGCTATTGGATGCGCCGGAATTCGAAGTCGCCATGCTACTTCCCTGGAGTCAAAATTTTCGGCGGATCGCTGGGGGTGGGATTCACCAAGAGTTCCGTTGGCGGGTGCTCGCGAGCGAGCTTGGCCATCGCGGCTTCCGTGCGTGCATCCAATTGATGCTGCGCAGCTTCCGGACCGCCCCCCTTTAAATTGGAATCGGGGGTGAGCGGTTTGCGATTGATCGCGGGGATCATGTCATCATTTAATTTCGCCGGCACGCGATCGGAATGACGCGGCGCGAAGCCGGGGCGTGAGTGGATCATCAGAAGTTACCTCCAGGGAAGAAACCGACTTGGGTCGGCAGCACGATCGGCGTGGAGGATTGGAACGGCGTCACAATAACGCCGCTTTCAACGAGCACCGCCGGCCACACATTGGTTTCGGTGGACAGAATGGTCTTACCCGCCAGGATTGGCGTCGCGGAGCTGGCCGTCACAGTCGGCAGCGTGGACGGCACCCCTGGAGAAGACATGCTCAGGAGCGCAGCGGGTTGGTCGCCGTCTGCTTGCCGGGTTCGACTTGTGTGTACTTGACGACGGTAGCAATAGCTGTCGCACGGCTGTTTTGCGTAACTGAATACGGCGGGCTTGGAGCCACCACTACATTGCCGTTCACCTGGCTCTGGCCGGGGCAGGAATTGACTTGTGCCATTAGAAGAACTTCCCTAGTAGACCGAAATGAGAGGTGGCGAATCCGACGATCGCCGCCAGTAGTTTGGCATAGTGCGCCTGCATAAAGGCGAATATCGTGTTTTCGACCTTCTGCAGCGTAGTGGGGGCCGCCGCGGGTGCGGTTGGCGCCGGAGCGGGTGTGGATACCGGAGTCGGCGGCTGGATGGGGGCGCCCGTCGTAATTTCAGCCATAGAGGTCCTTTTTCAGTGAAGTGAGAGGTGCAAGCCGTTGCTGCCGGCGAAGAGATTGTATATGAAACCGATGGCGACCAACCCCATGATGACAATGATGAGATTTTTGACCGCGGGGGGCAAGGTAGTCGTAGTCAGGTACCAATATATTAAGGCGAAAGCCGCCACGATGCACACCAACCAAATTAGCGTACCCATCAGAAGTACCTCACTTATTCAAGTAATTGAAGATCGAGCATAGCTTGCGCTCTGACGATATACTCCAATAGTTTTCTCACGCCCCCTGGGGTATCGCCGGCCAATCCTAGCGCAATATTACAATTACTGCAAAGCCAGCCGCGAAACCTATTAGTTATATGGCAGTGATCTAAGCAATGTCGCCGTTGCGGCGTTGGCTCGAATTCTACCCCGCACGCTTCGCAATGTGTCGGCGGTTCGTAAGGAGGTGGCTCTATTAGTTGCTTACGGCGCCATGCGCGCATGTAGTTTTTATATTTTACCAGGTTAGCTTGACGATACTTTTTGGTTTCGGCGGCTTTCTTTTCCGGATTGGCAGCACGCCACTTGCGTGATTGCGCGGCCTGATATCCGGAAGGTAACTTTGCGTATGCCCGTTTATTGTAATCGCGAATCTTATTTTTATTAGCGTTACGCCATCTTTTAGCAGCGGCGCGCTCCTTTTCCTTGCTTATGTAGCCCATGCTACCAGTATCGCACCTTTGGCTTTTCGCTACCAGAGCCGTACATCAACCAAGCCTCCGTAAAAGGAATCAAATTTGGAGTTTTCGTAACAGACGGTAGGCGGGCATCCATCATCTTATCGACCATACGTCCAATAAGGCCACATACATCCGCTTTGTCATCCCAGCGGCCCCCAGGGAATTTAACTAATTGCTCGATGCAATTATCCGCCCATGCGCGGCGAATTGGGAAGTGGACCGTGCCAGCAGTTGCCCGCGCGTGAAACGCTTGAAGCTTTACCGCTTTATCCTCAAGGGATGGCAACATCTCAACTGCTACAAACTTCTGGGAGTGCTGCATAGCTGAACGGATGGCTGGGCCAATGGCTTTGTCAATCAAACCCCCCTCGTTTGCCCACATGACTGGTTTCCATAATGTAACTAGCTTGATGAACGCAGCAATTGCTACGTCGGTTTCGCATTGACGTGACCACCAATCGACCGCCCATAAATCCCCAATGCTATCGACGCCCCATACGCCGTGCTCGCTAAAATCGGGCTCCTTCTTTCCGTGGCGCGGCTCCATTGTTGCGAAGTCAGACGCCCCGTAAATTCGTAACGACTTCGGCAAAGCGTCAAGACCATCATAGGTTCTAATCACACGTCAACCCGCGGTAAGTCTGGGTCGTACATCTTAAACATTTCCCTTGAGAAATGTATCCCGGTGAATGGCGCGGGGCGCTGCTGGTATAGCGCGGCCCAAGTACGCGCAGCGCGCGGATTATCGCGCCAAGTGGTCCAGTGTTCTCGCGGAAACCATTCCGGCCATAGAAACTCTCCAATCTTTCGCCCCAACGGATCGTCTGCACGCTCCGCTTCGGCGGGTATCGATAGTACCTCCCACGTTTGGCCGTCACGACATTTGATAATGCCGCTTTCGCCAGAGTAGTCTATAGGAAGTATAGCGCCTGCTAAATCTTCTTCCTGCCAGCGCGTTTGTATCAAAAGACACCACATGCTAGGTTTGGCGCGCGTCATGCCGGTATCGATATATTCACTATAAGTTTTCTCGCGGATGGTGGCGGAATCCGCTTGCTCGCGGTTCGCTACCGGATCGTCGATAATTAAACCATCAGCACGATTGCCGGTAATGCCCGCCAGAAGACCGGCCGCCATCATTGAACTGCCGTTAGATAAGCTCCAGTCGTCAATTGCGCGCTGATCCTCTGCTAGCGTTGGCCGCTCTTCCCATATAGCGGTGTAGCGCGGGTCGCGCACGATGGCGCGCACCTTGCGGCTCTGTTTGGCAGCGATAGAAGTAGCGTAGCTCGCTAGAATAATTTGCGTATCTGGCTTTCGCCCCATTGCCCATGCGGGGGCTAGTACGGACGCATAGGTACTCTTCCCCGCGCCCGGCGGACAGAACACCATTAAACGTCCGCGCGGTGTTTCTATACAGCGCTGGATCGCTTCCATAATCAAACGGTGATGTAGCGCGACGCGGGTTTCGACCGGACGATAGATCGGCGGCGCATCCTCGAATCGATTAAGGAGCTTGCCCGTTACCGGGTCTTCTTCATCCGCCGCTTCTACTTGGGGGACGCCGGGGATATCTAAAGACTGTGAAAATTCAATTAGGCTAGCACGTGCTCGCTTGCGGCGAAGGTACTCTTGGGCCGCCCATTCAGCGGAGACGGTTGTCAATTTGGCGCCTGCCGATCGGGCAGGCAGTTACACATGAAATGACAGGTGTGACACTCCTGACCATCATCGCTTTGCGCCAGCAGCCCGCAGCCGTTGGGGCAAAGGCCCGAGCGAATCAAAAAATCCGTGTCCGCAGCTCGCTGCGCATCCTCGCGCGTGCCGCCTAGCACTTGATAGTCATCCGCGCTGTAACGTTTGACGCTCATGCAAGCAACGGATCGATTGGGTCAAAGCCTTCGCGGCGGTAGTACCCCTTGCCGTGCTTATCATCGAAGCCATGATGCTGACGCCAGATACAGGCGGACGCGTTCTTCGGTTTGCCGCCAAAACAAGCGCACTTCAGACGGCTACGGCCGCTGTCCAAAGCAACATATCGACAATTGCTTGCGGCTAGCCATTGCGGGGAGGGTTGTAGCATCTGCTCACTATGCCAGAAGCGGATCTAGTTGGGTAGCGTAAGTTTCCGATGCAGGACCATGACGGTTTACGTACGAGTGGGTAGCGGCCGGTACTGTCACCATCGGCTGCGCGTGCTGGAGGCGCGGCAATTGCTTCTGCTCAATCACCGCCACCAACTGCTCATCGGTCATGCCGGCGAGCAAGGCCGCCTGCCGCCGATTCGCCGGCACCTGGATGATGGCTTGCGCTGGCTTGCCGTAGCCGCGATCCAAGATCGCCTCCGCCGCTCTGATCCGATCCCTATCCTCCACGGCGGACTCCATGGTATCGGCCAACAGCTCGATTGCCCGCGGCGCGTGCTCTCTGGCGAGTTCGTCAATCCCTTTGCTCATGGCGGCAGGGTACCCGGCTCGCTGGCAGCAATCAAGGTACTGCTAAAAGGTGCTACCCCCGGCCTTTCCTTATGCGTACAAACTGAGACAAAAAGAGACTAACCCCCGGCTAGCTGCTCCAGGCGCTCGAAACAAAGCGCCGGCTGCCGCAGCGAACGCTGAGCCTCTCGAAAGGGGCCCTGCCCCGCCTTCCCTGAAATCCTAAAATTAGCAGCCGCTATCAAATCGCACTGCAACATTTCCTTTGCTGCACTGCGATAGCGAGACACTATGAGACAACAGCTACTCGCGGCGGCTGTGCCGGGTGTGCACACCATCACTGGCGCTTGTCGCCGAACCCGGAACACAGCTATTTGCCGGGGAATTAACCCTGGAGTTCCTATTGTTCCTATTGTTCTTATTAAAAATAATAAAAATAGAGAGGATATAAATGCCGGGCGCGGGCTAGCGGTTGTGGATGCCGGCAACAAGGGGCACATGTCAGCACACCGTTGATTCTAAAGGCTTTTTTATAAATGCATATGCACACATGCAATAATCAAATCAGAACACTAGCAAAATCAATAACTTACACTGTTGATTGACACAGACGTCAACAGTATGAGACAAATATCCTTTTTCCGGAGACTTTATGCCCGACTCCATTGCACTACGAACCGCCATAGAAACCCTACGCCAGGAGCAAGCCGCTACCGGCCGCAAGCCGCGAGAGCAAGACTATCGTGGCGTCCGCCTGCTTGCCGATGGACGCAAAGCGATCCAGATGCTAAACGAGGGTTTGAGCTTACCGGACGTTCGCATGGTGATTCCCGGCAGCCGCGCGCGCCTCTACCGCGCGCTCAAACTGGCGCGCATCAGCAAACCAGGCATTGTATTGGTGGAGGGTGACGATATTCCGGTATGCGATCCTTTGCTTTTGTGACTCATGTCTCAGTTTGTATCAAATATTACTTGACAGCATTTCAGTTCATAGGCAAAGTGTCGCTGTCTTAGTTTGTATCAAATTGTAACTAACCACCGAGGTCACGATTATGAAGCAGAGCAAACGAATCATCCGCGCGGCGCGCAAAGCAAAGACCATGCGCCTGGCGCGGATGCACGCTAAGCGCGGTAGCAAGCGCACCGTCACTCGATCCAAGTTCTGTTTGGCCGATGCACGATGAGCTACTTCCTTCTGATTCTCATCCTCCAGGGCGGACACACATCGACCGGCTACGCTTATGGTAGCCGGCAGCTGTGCGACCGCGCTGCGCATGGCCAGCCGCACATCTGCCGCCCCGTCACATACAAGGTGGACCGATGATTACCCGCAAGCCAATCTCCGCCGAACAGCCCGAACCGCTGTTCTCCTCATTCACTTGGTTCGAACGCGCGCTGCTAGGCGCAACCACCATTACCGTGCTCTTTGGCACACCCTATATCCTCTTCGCCATGTGGAGCTTGCGCTAACTGATTTCAGCTTGTAGCATCCTCTCACGTAGCGGATGCTATGGAGTGCAATCAGCACTAACGGTAGCCCGACCCGGAGCTCGGGCATATTATTGGAGTCTTATCCTATGGAACTCATGCAAGCCAATCGCCAATGGTCCTCGCGTCCCGACGATCAACGGTTTCTCTCACTCACCTCACTCAACGAACATTGCAAGAATCAGCGTCAATCCTCAATTGCCAAGGTCGTCTCATCGCGCGCACTCACCTTGCACCCCGTCGATGGCGACAGCGAAGCGCTGATGTTGACGGGACCGAATGGTGCGCCGGTCAGCATCACCAATTGGTCGTTTGGCCAGCTGGCGCAGCGTGCCGGAGCCCCGGCGGGCTATCTGCGCGATATCCCCGCACCTCTTGCAGCGGACTGCTTGAACTACGGTCTCCACCATTCGCGCGATATCGCCGAGTGTGGCGTGCTCCTCACCAAGGAGAACAACCTGGCGACCGCACGCGCGGTCACCGGCCCGAACTACGGACGTATCTGGAATAGCACCATTACAGAGTCTTTGGTCCGCACGTTCGGCGATGGTGTCACAGGCACGTTTCGCGTGCCGGGAGAGTTTGGTGTCAGCGGACAGGCGAAGCCCATCACTAAGCAGTCCACTACGCTCTACGCTTCCGATCGCGATATGTGGGTCTTTTTGGCCGATGAGCACAACCGCATTGAACTGCCCAATCGGCGCAATGGCAAGTCGGGCTCCCTCGCCCGCGGTTTCTTTGTATGGAACTCGGAAGTGGGTTCTACGACCTTTGGTATTGGCGCTTTCCTCTTCGACTATATGTGTGGCAACCACATCATATGGGGAGCAGAGGAGTATCAGGAGCTGCGCATTCGTCACACCTCTGGCGCACCCGATCGTTGGATCGAGCAAGCTCGCCCCGCGATTGAGCAAATGTCCAAATCAAGCGCGATCGGTATCACGGAAGCGCTGCGTGCCGCTCAGGCGAAGCGGATAGAGAACGTCGATGAGTTCCTCCTAAACCGCTTTACGAAGTCTCAGACTTCAGCGATCAAAGCGGCGCACATGGCGGATGAACAGCGGCCGATTGAAACCTTGTGGGATGTCGCGACAGGCGTCACCGCCTACGCCCGCGAGATTCAGCACACCAACGACCGGGTGAGCCTGGAGCGCGAAGCCGGTAAGGTGCTCAAGCTCGCGGCTTAAGACCGCCAACCACTGAACCGGGCGATGGCGCCCGGTTTCTTTTTGAGGGAGAATCGACGATGAGTGCAAACCCCGACTTGACTGTCAAACAGAAGAAAGCCGCGAAGGAACTACGCGCCAAACGTCCGATGTGCATACCGGGAACGAACGCCATTATCAGCGCTAAAGAAGCTAAGGTGTGGCATGATGAGGTAGCAACCGCGGGGGTAACCTTAAACGTGACCACCGATCAACTATCGGCCTTTTGTGATGCATGTGGAGTGGCAGACTGATGAACCGCTATCTCATCATTACCCCGCAGTGCGCCTACTTCGTCAGCGCAGTCGATATCGCCAGTGCTGCGCTGTTGGCGTCAATCTGGAATAGCTGTCGCATAATCAAATGGATGGTACAGAATGAAGAAATGTCATCATAAGATCCTGCTGATTCGCACCGAACGCGATCGCTGCTCATGGGTGGAATGCGTCGATCAATGCGGAGTAAGCGGTCCTAAGAAGCATTCCGTCACGCTGGCGCTGTGCGCCTGGATACTCTTTCTCGCTAACGATCACCCGAAACGGCGTAAGCATGCCAAACCCAACCACTGAAGAGGTGATCTACTACCGGCAGGCTAACTGCCAGCATGCATTCGCAAAAGGAATCACAGACGCTACGCCGCAGTGCGTGCATTGCGGATTGAAGGAAAACGAGTATACGCCGCAACTAAAGCTATGCTGAACTTTATCCGCTGTCCATTTTGCGCCGGCCACGAATCAATCAGCGCAGAAGCTGCTAAGTCAATCGAGCTGATGATTCATCGTTGGCTAGAGACCAATGTGGTGAGGGATCACCTAGCCGCCGAATTGGAGAACATTCGCAACGCAATATTGAATCAGCAAGAGCGAGCACCCCCAGAAGAGAAGCTACCGCTATGCCCCACTCCGCAAAAGCGCAAGTACTCCAATCTTGAACACGCTCACCATGACGCAGTACGCTGGAATCAGCATCCGTACGAATGCGTCTGCACCTATGTACACCTCTCAAAACAGACGCCAACCGAGCATGCAGCGAAAATTAATACCCCCGCGGCAAGCGCCGATGAGTTCGAACCCATTGATCCCTTGCTCCGTTAGTGATAGCGTCTGATCCCCATCAACGATAGGAACCCCATGACAACCACAAAGAACGCCATCGCGAAATGGCTCCGCCTTGCATCCCCCGATCAGGCCCGCACGCTGGCTAAAGCCGCTAGCACTTCCGTGCCACATCTGCGTCATATCGCCGCTGGGCGCCGTGGGGTATCGGCGGAGCTGGCGCAGCAACTAGCGAGCGCTAGCAAAACGCTCAAAGTCAAGGCACTGCTCCTCGATCAACGATTGCTATGCGTGGCTTGCGGGGTGTGCCCGATCGTGGATAAGCGTAAAGCCAAAGTAGCCGCCTAGCTGCTGAACATCGGTGGGGCCATTCCAGGAATATGTCCAGTTTGGATGGTCCCTTTGCATTATTCCGCGGGGGTCCAAAGATCCCCATTACGAGAAGTGGAACGAACGGCCGATCGATCTAGAGACGGCCGCCGGGATCGATGGCGCGGGCCTGCTCCATGTCCAGAGCCAAACGTGCGCCCTAGATATCGACGATCTATCCGCCGCGCGCCTATGGCTCGCAGAACGCGGAGTTGATGTGGATGCCCTTCTTCAGGCGCCGGATGCGGTCAGGATCAGTTCCGGCCGTCCAGGGCGGGCAAAGCTTCTCTATCGGCTCAAGAGCCCGCTGCGCACGTTTAAACCGAAAGGGAGCGGCATAGAGCTGCGCTGCGCCAATCTGCAAGGCCGCTCGGTCCAGGACGTATTGCCGCCCTCGATCCATCCAGACACCAAGAAAGCCTATGAATGGGTCTATGGGGAGCCACTGACTGGGGATTGGGGCCGGTTGCCAGCCATACCAGCCACCTTGAAGGCCGCTTGGAAGGCGCTGATCGATGAAGCTCCAGCGCATACCAACGGCCACGCCAAAGAGCCCGTTGATATCGCCTTGGAGAAGCTCCACGTCTGGATTGTAGGGCAAGACCCTAACGCCGAATACGATCAATGGCTCAAAGTCGGCATGAAGCTGCATCACGCCACCGAGGGGGCGGAAGAGGGGCTGGCCATCTGGGATAGCTGGAGTTCGAAGGCCACACGCATCCGCAAGAATGGCCAGGCGTCCTACTATGCGGGCGTGTGCCGGCCGCATTGGGTCTCCTTTTCCAGCCCTAAAGGCAAGGTGGTGGCTACCCTCGATAACGAGCTGCCGGCGGATGCGGATGAGTTTGAAACGGAAACCATGCCCGATCCGGAGACAATCGCTAAGGCCGCGACCGAAGCCAAGGCGCGGGAAACCGTTAAGCAGCAAAAGTTAGACGCCATCGCCAATCTGGAGAAACGAGTTGTCTATGTGCTGGCATCGGAGAAGTATTTCGACACGGTGCGCCATCAATTGATTGGCAGCGATTCAGCGATTGAACACCAATTTACCGCCCTCATGCCGCGGATTAAAGGCACGCGGATCAACCCGGTTAAGGTGCTCAAGCAGAGCACTAGCAAGCGCTTGGTGGAGGGGCTAGGCTTCCACCCTGGAGAGGGCGCACTATTCACGGTAGGCGATGATACATTCGCCAATCTCTACCGCAATCGGCTACCGAAGCCTTTGGAGCCAACGACTGAAGAAGTCAAGAAGATCGAATGGATCTTTGATCGGATCGACGACCCGATCTATCGACAATGGCTCAAGCAATACTTTGGCCATGTAGTACAGAAGCCCGCAATCAAGATCAAAACCGCGCCGCTGATATGGTCAGAAATCGAGCGCAACGGCAAAGGAACATTAGTAAAGACCATCCCTTCGTTATTGGTGGGTCCAGGGTTTTCCAACGACGTGGATTATCCGGTACTGAATAGCGATTTCAATGACTACATCATAGGCGCTTGGCATGTGAACCTGTCCGAATTCCGCGCGGGTACCCGCGGCGAACGGACCATGATAAACAACAAGCTCAAGGCATACATTGCGGATGATGTGGTGACGGCACATCCAAAGGGCGGCCGGGCATATACCATGCCGAACCACTTTTTTATGACCGCATCCAGCAACGATGAGGATGCAGCGTCGATCAGCAACAATGATCGACGTTGGGGCATCCATGAAATGAAGGTACCGGAGTTCACTGAAAGCGAACGCCAATGGATCTACTATCAATTCTTATTGCAACCAAGAGCGGCAGCGGTCCTGCGGCATTACTTTTTGCATGTCGATTTGGAGGGGTTCTATCCGGCGGGGTCGCCGCCGATGACGGAAGCTCATAAGCAGATGGCAGCAGCATCTACGCCGATCGATGTAGAGCTGCTAACAACAATGTTTGAGGAGCGGGCTGAGTTTTTTGCAAGGGATGTCGTGCTGACAAGTGAAGTGGTTACGCACGTACAGCGAACATTACGCTATATCTCACCTACAAGAATTGGTCGCGTGCTAGCCAAGCCACCGTTTAACGGCAGCCCCAAAAGGCTACGAATAAAAGACAGTTTCTATCGAGTAATCATTGTGCGCAACCATCAAAAATGGGAAGCAATGCCTCATAATGAAATAATGGAACATATAAACGGGGGTGACGATGATATTGACTTGCTAAGCTAGGTAGCATGTGCTAGTTTCCTCAACTCATTTTATCAGGAGATTTTATGTCAGAAGCAAGCAGAGCGGCAGCGTTGCAGCACGCGGCCATGATCCATCAGGGGAGCGGCGATCCGGTCGCAGCGTTGGAGACCGCGGAAGCGTTTCATTCCTTCATCACAGGGGGTTACGGAGCCGCGGAGCCCGCGCCGGCGGCCAAGCCCAAAGTGCCGGCCAAACCCGCAACGGTGACGAAGCCTAAGGTCGCGGCCAAACCGGAGCCGGAAGTCGAACCCGATGCGGATGCGGTCACCAAGGAGCAAGTGGGCGAAGCCATTGAGGCGATGTTGAACGCCGACATGCGCAAGCAGGCGGTGGCCCTCTTCAAGAAATACGGGGCGACCTCGCTGTCCAGCCTCGCGGAAGAGAACTACGCGGCGGTCAAGGAAGCGGCCGAAGGCTTGCTGCTCAACGCGTGAACTGATAGCGGCGCACTGCGTTGGCCGCTATTTTCTTACAAGGATTGAAATGGGTAAAGCTTCCGAACATTCCGTTTTTGCATTCTCCGCTTCGAGCCGATGGATTCCATGTCCTGGATCGATGGCCTACCCCGAGAACACCGCGGACGGCGATGACGCGGGGGTGTATGCCGACGAAGGCACAGCCGCCCATAAGCTCGCCGCGATCTTGCTGAAAAGCAAAACGAACATGGTCGCCGAAGACTGGATTGGCAAAGTTATCAAAGGCGGCAATCGGGAATTTGAAATTACCGAAGAGTTTGCGGGCCACGTGCAAACTTATGTGGATGATGTCAAGCGGCGCGCGATCGGCGGATTTTTGATGGTGGAGCAACGCGTCACGCTTGAAGGCGTTGAGGGATTTGACGAATCGAACTATGGCACTAGCGATGCCATCATTGCTTTTAGCGGCGTTGCGGACGGTATAAGCGATAAGATCCACGGCGTGGTGATTGATAAAGTCTACGGCGTAGTGGAGGATTTAAAATTCGGCATGGGCGAGAAAGTCTACGCTTGGGAGCAAGCCAAGCCGGACGATCCGTTCACCATGACGATGTACGGCGATACTCCTGGCGATTCTCAGACGGTAGTTCCAAACTATCAGTTGATGATGTATGCACTCGCGTGCCTCGCTGATATCCGTCTTTTGATTGACGATCCTAAGTTCATACGAATCGTCATCAATCAGCCGCGTATCGGCAACCTCTCAGAGCTGGATGTGCCGATCGCGGTCCTGGAGCGCTTTGGGTTGTTCGCAGCCAAGGCACTGTATGTCGCTACGGTTGCTAAAACACGCGGGGTAGAAAAAACAGAATTAATGCTAAGCGATTACCTTAACCCCGGTGAAAAGCAATGTCGATGGTGTCGGGCTCTCGCGCGCTGTCCGGCGGCCGCCAAGCGAGTTCAGGAGGAGACATCCGCCGGCTTTGATGTGATCGCCGAGGAGCCGCCAGTCGTGCCAGTTGACTCCAAGCGGATCGCAAAGGCCATGCTCGCAGTACCCTTCGTATCCGATTGGTGCCGCGCGGTGATGGCTGAAGCCAATCGACTGGTAGCTGCTGGCATCGATGTCATAGGACCGGATGCTAAGCCGTACAAATTCGTTGAGGGCAAGCTAGGGGATCGAAAGTGGACCGACAAAACCAAGGCAGAAACGGCGCTTGTCGGAGTGTTGGGACCGAAAGCTTACAAGCCACAGGAAATTCTTACGGCTGCGGGCGCTGCGAAGGTCCTAGACAAGAAAGCCACCAAGGCGCAATGGAACGATGTTTTCGTTCCGTTGATCGGGCGTGACCCTGGCAAGCCGGTACTTGTCCTTGGCAGCGATCCACGGCCGCCGTTTAGCGGTGTAGCGGACAGCGATGAATTTGAAGAGGTGGCAGAGTGAAATACGTCATGGTCAAGTGTCGCGATTGTGACGGCTCCGGAGAGATTGCCGGCGGCAAATGCGTTTGGTGTTTTGGACTTGGCAAAGTGGAAAAGCGTGTGCTACCCTCTGCTTCGCGCTCGCAGACGTTTTTTAGGGGCGCACTCATAACTACAGCTCGCAAAGGAACAAAACGATGAGATTTCGACTACTCGATGTTCGCCAGTCTTTCATGTGCTATTGGACCGCC